ACCTGCTCCCTGGCGCCCTGGGCTGCTTCGGACAGCGCGTAGAGACCAGCGATCATGCTCACGGTCCCACTGTTCAGCAGCTTCATGGCTCCGGTCGCCATGCCCGAGGAGGCAGCCAGCGCGGCGTTGGAACCCGCCGCCGCGAGGTTCCGCGCCTGCAGCGCCAGGAGTGCTTCGGAGGTTGTCAGTGCAGTGGTGCCCTCGACCGCGAGCGCCTCAGTGCTTGCGACCGTGGCCGTCGCCAGCGTTGCCTCCGACGCTGCAGCCGCGACGCTGGACTGCGCGACCGCGTTCAGCACGGTGCTGACGATCTTGGCCCCCGCGTATGCCAGCAGGATGGACAGGAGCTGCTGCGCGTGGTCCGCGACGAACTCCAGACCGGTCGCCACTGCCGGCAGGACCGCCGAGGCAAGTTCCTGCCCCGAGATCGAGATGTCGTTCAGCGCCTTCTGGATGCGGAATGCCTGAGACTGCGCCGTCGTCTCGAACGCACGTCCCAAGTCTCCCGTGGACGCCTGGACGGCGGCGAAGATCTGGTCGACCTTCTGCAGATCCTGGCCGGTCAGGTTGAACGCACCGGCCAGACCACGGATGTTCGGGATGATCTTTCGCATGAGCTGGTTGTACTCGCCCTGCGAGTCGGTGTTCTGCTTCGTCTGGGTGTCGAGGAATCGCAGCGTCGCGATCAGACCCTGATCGCCCATGGAGGCCACGACCTGATCGACCGTGACACCGATCCTTGCGAAGGCGTCCTCGGTCTGAGCGGTCGGGGACACCAGGGACTGCAGGATGGCTCGCAAGGCCGTGACGCCCTCATGCACGTCGAGGCCGGCGTTGGACATCGTCGCCAGCGACGCCGCGACCTGCTGGAAGGAGATCCCTGCCTTGTCCGCGATCGGCAACACGCGACCCAGAGCGTCAGCGAACTCATCCGGCTCCGCAGTACCTTCGCGGATCGCCGCGACCAACACGTCCATGACGTCGGTGGCTTGTAGGCCGCTGTCGCTGAAGACGTTCAAGGCGTTCGCGGTGATCCGCGCCAGGTCTCCTGCCTCGCCCAGGCCGACCGCCATGCCGTGAGCCACCGCGTCGATGGCCGCGAACTGCTGTGCCGTGTCCAGGCCGGCAGACGCCAGGAAGTACATGGCGTGGGCGAGCTCGACCGGAGACTGTGCGGTCTCCCTGGCGAGACTCATCACGGTGTCTTTCATGCCCTGGATGTCTTCGTCCATCGTGTTCGTCAACGCATCGATCTGCGTGAAGGCGCGGTTGAACGCGATGGCCGAATCGACGGACTGCTTGGCGAACAGCACTGCGCCGGTCGCAGCAGCGGCATAGCCGATGGTCGCAGCAGCGCCGAGCTTGCCGAACCCCGATGTCAGGCCGCTAGTCGACCGACTTGCCGTAGCTTGGCTGGCTTGAAACTGCTTCGTCGATGCGCTTGCCTGAGCCAGGGCGGTGTTCAGGCTCGTCGCGTCCCCCACGATCAGGACTTCGAGGATGCTTGCGACTCCTGCCATTCTCCAGCTCCTCGTTCATCCGACGAATCTTCCACGCATCAGCCAAACCGCGCATCTTCATGATCATGTCGTCAGCAGGCTCGATGGTATCGGCCCGTTGCCACCATGACGGCAGGTGATCCATGACCGTCCCGCCAGCGAAGGCTTGCGCCACCCGGGCCATACCGAAGTCCACACGATCTTGGACAAGCAGCGGCCCGTAGTGACGCTCATACGCCGCCCACTCAGCCATCAGCTCAGCAGAGACTCGCGGCGCTAGCCAGTCTGGATCGGGGATCCCGAAGACTAGGCTCAGGTGGAAGAGCTGCCGTCTTCCGCCGTTGCCTTCGAAGGGTTTGCCTCGGCCTCCGCTTCAGCCTCGGTACGCATCCCCGACAGCTTGCGCGCGGCGTTGAACAACCGCACGATCACGACCGAGGAGAGGTTGCCCAGCGCCTGGATGTCACCGAGCTGGAAGACTTCCTCGCCGGCCTCGTCCACGACAGTGCGCTGAACGAGCTTCTCGCGGATCTGCGTGACCTTCTTCCCGTCGGTGTCTCCGACGGAGAGTTCCCACTTCTCACGCTCCGAGGCAGACAGCCCCCGGACGCGGACGAAGGGCACCCCGAGGGGTGCCCACTCATCCGTCGCCACTTCTTCAGTTGGGAGCTCCTGGGCAGCCAGGATCGTATCTCTGAGTGTTCCCATCGCGGCCTTACCTTTCTCTCGCGGCCTTCCGTCTTCGCATTTACGAAGCCGGCACAACCCCCGGGTTCACGATCTTGAGCGTCGTGTTCAGGGTGTACAGCCCGTCCAGCGGCGATCCGTAGTTCAGCGCCGTGATGAGCGCCGTCACGGTGAATGCCTCGCCGGAACCTTCGTGGGTCACGGTCAGCGTCAGCGGCGTGTCGCTGGTGTCGGTGTACGCCGTAACGAGCGCGTCCTGGCCGGTGTCGGCAGGGTCGCGGGCGAACACTGCGTCCACCTCGTCGCCGTCCTGCAAGCCGGTCACGAAGTCCGTCCAGGTCTCCCCGTAGACCGAGGCGTCGATCAGGTTCCTGGACGAACCGAACGGCGCGAGGCTGGTCATCTGACCTGCCGGCGTACCGTTCACGTCGACCGTGAGCGTCCTACCTGAGTACTTGGTCATCTCTTCCCTCCTGGGGTCGGTGTTACGTTGATCCGCTTCCCTCGACGGCAGCAGGAGTTGCTAGGCCGTCGACACCGGGAGTTCGGACATCGTCTTCGTAGGTCACCTCGAAGTCGAGGGAGCGACGAAACAGCTTGGTATCGGAGTCGTGGTCATCGAACTCGTTCAGCGGGTGCGCGGTGATCAGAGTGCCCGACATCATCCCGCCGTATCCCGACAGCGCGCCGAGCAGCGCCTCTCCCAGCTCGACCGCATCGTCATAGCCATCAGGACCGTCGGCCCAGCAGTCGAACTGCACCCGCACGAATGCGAACGCATCGAAGGACTCGAACTTGTCATAGGTCCGAGTGCGCCGCGCGCTGATGCGGTGCCAGACGATGGCGGGAAACGTCGTCGGCTCCGGCAGCTTCCCCGGGTAGATGCGAGTCTCCACAAGGTCTGAGACCTGGGGTTCGGTGGACAGGTAGGCAAAGATCGCATCCTCGAACTTAGGCACTGTCCATGACCGCCTTCCCCGCGCCCAGGGCCGGAGCGGGATCCACCGTGTCGGCTGCAGGGCGCATGTACGGCTCCGGAGGGTTGTGAGGCCCGCCGTACTCCACCTTCCCGGCGTAGATCGTGTTGGTGTAGACCTTCCTCTCGGCCGAGTCGTACTGGATGTCGTCGCGCAAGTGCGGCGGTTCGTCGCTGACGGGAACGATCCGCCTAGCCTCTTCCGCAACTGCCTCACCGATCGTATCGATGGTGACCTTCAGCGCGGCCTCTCCGGCGATGCCGGCGGCGGCGAGGCGCGCCAGCAGGTTGGGTACACCGTTGACGACGATCACGACTTGTCCTCCGCATCTCCGACGAGTTGCAGATCCAACTCGGTGTGCGACATCGTTCCCAGGCGCGGGTTGGGCATAACACGCGGGGGTGACACAACATCGAACACCCGGCTACCCCACAAGATCTGATCGTTGGCTCCGAAGTCGAAGTCGGCCAGCCCCACTCCGAGCCAGTCCCCGATCGGCACATAGCCCTGCTCGCGAGCCTCCGAGGATCGCTGGCGGTCGGCGCGCGGCTCCAGGTACATGACGGTCGCCGTGTCCTCTGTGACCGCCGTGGGCGCACCGGAGAATGACTGGATGAACTCACCCGTCGGCCGGCGGCGGATCACCGACTCCGTCATCATGGCCTCTACCGTCATACCGTGACCTTCCGTTCATCAAGCAGCGCCTGCATCAGAGCCGGAGTCCGCGCCCTGCTGTAGCGGCTGCCGAGGTAGATGTTCGCCTTGTGCTGTTCCTCGCTCTGGCCGAGCCACAGATCGTTGCCCGACACTCCGATGCGCGGGTGCCAGAAGTGCAGCGAATCGACGCGCCGCTGTGGCAATCCTCTGTCGACCAACACACCGAGCGCACCTGCGAAGGCCAGGTCTTCTTG